GCACCAGTTAGCATCTTAATGTATGCAGTACTCTGTTCCTTGTTGTCCATATCTCTATACTTCCACCATAGGCACACGAATCAAGGTGAATATAAATTCCTTTGAAGCAGGGAATAATACTGTTACCCTATATTTATGCGGGCAACACGTTTGTTCTGGGAGAGAGTAGAGGATTTTCCTCCTGTATTATGTCGCCTCCTGGCTAAACACAACGCGCCGCCGAGGACTTGGCAAGCCTTGACTAATGAGGAGATTGCTAACCGAAGTGGATTGGATGTTCTGGAAGTCATTACCCTATCTAAGAGAACGAACTGGGAAGGGGTAGACTTGCAGAGGTTTAGGAAATTCACACAGGCTTGTGGCATCGACTTCCTAAATTCTAAACACATGATTAGAGTGCGGGATTATGTCAGGAAGCGTGGAAGGTTTGCGTATCTGAAGCGTGATCCACTATGGGATTCATACTACAGCCCGTTAATTAAACTATGGAGAGACTCTTATGCTAGAAGATCAGGATTGGGAAAAGGTGAAACAAAAAGTAGCCAACAACAAGAACATCCAAAGATACGAGGAGAAGACAAAGAAAGAACACCTCAAGATAGAGGAAAGAGAAGAGAAGAAGACAGAGTTACGGCAGAAGATTAGAGATTTAAACAAAGAGATCAGCTTACTTAACGGATCTATACGGTACATAAGATCAAACATTAGCTCGCAAGATAGAGCGATAGTGGCTTGTCAGAAGAGGATAAACGAGAACGACTTTAAGATAGAAAAGATTAGACAAGGTGTGATTGAACGACAGGAAGATGCTGCCTTAAAGAGGAGGCGGTCTGAGTTCAGAAGGAAAGTGTTAAAGGATAAGATAGGAGAATTATGGCAAAAAGAATAAGCATAGATAAAGCATTGGACAACTTCATGGAATGGCAAGAGGTGATTGGAAAATCAAATCGAACTATAGATAATGTATACTATGAAGTGAATCGTATGGTATCGGACACCAAGGTAAAAAGTCTTAATAAGATAGATGAGTATGTAATAAACTCTTGGGTTAATGCAACTGGCCAGCCACACACTGCGGGAACAAGGCGATTTAAGTTAGCCTGTATTAAGATGTTCTTCAATTACTGTACCGCAAAAGGTTACGTTGATTATAACCCAGCTCTATTAGTTAAAGTTAATCTTCGTAATGTAAAACACGCTCAACGTGAGGCTAAGAAGAAGATGTCTTTTGATAAGGCTGAATACAAATACCTAATGAAAAACATCGAGAGTAATTTCTGGAAAGCAGCCTTTGCTATTGGTGTTGAGACAGGATTAAGGATGGGTGATATCATTCAATTGGAATGGGATTGTATTGGTAAAACAAACATTACCGTATGGACAGACAAGAGAGATAAGCGGGTATCTATTAAGATGAGTGACGCTTTAAAGGCGGCAATAAAAAATCTTAGAAAGACTGATGATACTTATGTGTTTCCTGTGCAGAGAAAAGAATACCTTGAAGAAGACAAGCGATCACATTTCTCAGTTTACTTTAAACGAATCCTCAAAAAGCATGGTATAACTGACAAGTCTTTCCATTGTACAAGAGTTACATTTGCTACTTGGTCTAAGAAAGCTGGAGGTAAGACGGCTCAGATAGCTAAGGACTTGGGTCATAGCCATGAGAAGACTACTAGAGAACATTACATTAATACATGAAGCTAACTAAAGGAGAACGTAAAGCAATACACCTGGCCTTAGAAGAATCTAATGGTGTTGTTGATACTGCATCCAAGTTAGTGGGCATGACTCACTATAAGTTAAAGAAACTAATTGATACGGATCACGAGTTTAATGTGAGGTGGGGTAACAAAGAAGTGGAAGCCCCTACTAATACTGATGTGATTCACAGGACTGATCCCGCTGATAAGTTTGTCGCTAAATTAAAAGAGGAAGAAGCTGCCCTGTCTAAAGGGTTGGAAGCAGTAGGTATTAAAGGTGCTTGTAGAGAAGAGGCTATAGCTACATCAGCCTTTGCATCTGAACACCTTACTCAAATGAGGCAGATGACAACGGGTGGATTGCTTAAAGATTTCATGGAGCTAGGTGTAGTCTTTAAGGATATACGAGATGAGCTATCTCAAGGCCAAGAACCTGAGAGGGAGAATGTTTTGTATGAAGCTCTGTTTAATGCAGTAAAATTTCGGAACGAGATCAATAGAGAGGTTATAAAAGGTGCGCTTATCGATGCTCAGATTAAACAAAAGTCTGAGGAAAATGGTAAGAAATCAGCGGGTAAACCAGGATTTGCACCAATGAATAACATTATGATAAAGACTGATGGTAAGGTAGAAGTCAGTCAAAAGGATGCCAAGAAAAACTAACTTATCTGAGGAAGAGATAGAGGCAATAGCTTCGTCAGTGATGGATTCAAAACCTGAGCCGTCAACTGATTGGTATCCTGATCTCAACCCTACTCAGAAGAAAATTTTTAATGACCCGTCAAAGTATGTGTTGGGATACGGAGAGAAAGGTAGTGGCAAGACTATTGGTTTTGCACACAAGCTAACCCGACACGCCTATGAAGAGAACAATGCGCTGGTCTTAATCCTAGCCCCTTCCATTCGTACTGGATCTGAGGGTATCTGGCATGATCTGGATACCTTAGTTCTACCTCAATGGGAGGAAGGAATAGGACTAGAATATACCTCTTCTAAACTCGACCCCAATACCAAGGACAGACACAGGTGGATACGCAATCGGTTTGGGGGTTGGAGCAAGTTGCTTCTGGTTTCAATACCTTACTCAGGTGCAGTTGAGACTAGGATCAAAGGCCCAGCCCCCAGCCATTGTTATGTAGATGAGCTTACCCAGTGTGATGGAGTTGAATACTTCCGTTACCCTGCTGCCCAGTTGGGTAGGCGTAGAGGAATAGAAGGGCCGCAACAATATTGTGCAAGCTGTAACCCTGAAGGGCCAAGTCACTGGGTGTATAAGCAGTTCTTTGAAGATTGCATTGAGGATGACGGAAAGAGAAACAAATCCTTCTCAGTGTATCACGTTCCAATGCGTGAGAATACTAAGCGATTACCACCTGGCTATGTAGAAAGCTTAGAATCTATACTGAAGTCTGATCCTGTTGAGTGGAGAAGATTGATTGAAGGTGAATGGGTAGATCGTCCATCAGGTGAAGCCTTGTTCAAGGAATACTTCTCACCTCAAATGCATATTAAAGGGAATGAGATTACAGGTAAGGGACTTATGCCTAAGACAGGACATCCTATAATAGTGGGATATGACTTAGGGCAAGTATACTCCGCCGTAACATTCCTTCAAATGATACCAACAGAAAGGGGTAACCTTTGGATTGCTTTTGATGAAGTGGATTATCTAGGGGAGAGACACCTGTATAAAAGATTATGCCAGCAGATCATGCAACGGATGGACTACTGGAATGAGACTATGGATACAGAGTTTTATTACGAACACATCACTGACTCTAGTGCTATCAATCAATGGCATCCGGGTGGCGAAGGCAGCTATGATAGCTGGGACTTTGAGCGATACAGTAATGGTAGAATAAAAATGGTTGGTTGCCCTAAAGGTCAAGGAAGTGTGGAGGCTAGGGTCAGATTATTGTCAGGTAAATTATTTCAGGACGAGTTCTACACATCAGCATTATGTATTAACACAGTGGAAATGCTAATGAATCTTGAGTCTGATAAGAAAGATCCAACCAAACCTAAGCGTAGTAAATACATACATAAGTTTGATTCTATTACTTACCCAATGTTTAAGCTGGATTTAAATAATAACTCAAGATTACCTAAAGCTTCTGAAATGCGACCTAATTTAATACATTGCGGAATTCCTTGATTGTTACCCTAATTATGAGTAGATAACAGAGATGGTTAACATAACAGATAAAGTTGTTTTGGACATATCAGACAACGAGGAGCTTGCTGAATACATTACAAGTAAAGCACCTGGGGATGAATGTAGTATGGAAATAATTGCCTCTTTAGATGAATCAACTGATGAACAAGCAGTGTTTTCAATAAAGGATGTTACTGTTGAACAAGATGATTACAGTGAAGAGGAATTAGATGAAGGTGATGAAGTTAATGAAGAGGATATGGCTTCTCCTGTAATGGCTGTAATGGTTGGTAAAGAAGATTATTAATTCAAAAGCCTCAGTATTCCTGCTTAAAAGAATCCACGATAAAGCTGGCATTCTTAATGGATGGAGTAGGGATAGGGTTAAGAGATGTTGTGCCTTTTTAAATGTAACGGTCGAGGAGTTGGCAGCAAGAAGTCTTGTTCCATTTCCTACCCTCAAGCGTTGGATGAGACAAGACAAGATCCCACCTTACATTGCACTTTTGTTTTATTTGCAGGAAAGATCCGAAGTAGAAAATAGATATGATTGATTTTGACGTACTAAAAACACACGGGACAACCAACGAAAGACTTCGGGAGTTGTTTACAGCCAAGCTGCCAAGCAAAGAAGTCTTAGACAAGATGCCAAAGGAAGATGTTAAAGCATTAGAGAAGGACATCGAGCAGCGAGAGAAGGCAGAGAATTTAATAGCGTCAAGGATCACAGAGCATATTACTTTCAGCTTACGAAACCATCATCTTTATAGTGCAGTTGATTTAGCATGGGATAGCTCTCCTATTAACAGTAGGAATATTCCGCTTATCATGTATGCACAGAAAAGGATCAATGTAGATTCATGTGTAAAAGAATTAGATAAGCTAAAGGTTACAGATAAATATGTTAAGCGAGATGCTGCTGGTAAACCTACTGAGATAGATCTTCCTAAGTTTTTGGAGGTTAACATTAACCTAGTCCGTAGCTTTGTAACTCGCCGATTAGCTGCACAGGTTAATAAGTATAACAACCTTTACCCATTCTTTAAGTACCAGCCAAGAGGGACAACTGCCGCAGGGAAATTAAGAGCCGATGTTCTATCACAAAGAGTAGACATTATGGCTGACCAATATGATTACCGACATTTCCAGACACAGGTAATGAGGGATATGTTTCTTTATGGTCATTCAATTGCTTTTCCAAGAGCCGCATGGGAACGAGATGTTCAATGGGAAAAGGATGTCACTGATGATGAGTATAAGATGGAAGGTAACCAAAGAATTAAAACCACCATCACAAAGGAAGGCATCTGTTGGATCAACCCACATCCGAGTAGGGTGTTTTGGGATAACGATTCTCCTTTAACATCAATAAACTCTGATACTGGTGCTGAGTATATAGGATTCTGGGACATTGCTAGATACGGTGATGTGATGCAGAACCCTGAATACTTTAATAGAGATTCAATAGGTTACACATCAGCAACCGCTGGTTTGTTCACTCAGTACAGCACTTACTTTAATACTTACTACACTCAAATTGTTCCACCTAATACAGAGGATGACTTAACAAGCTGGAATGATAGAAAGAATACAGTAGGTATTTACTCAGGTGAGATGTCTGATACTTCAGTATTTATTACAGATTATTTTTGGAAGATGGTTCCTAATCAATGGGGTGTAGGTGATTATCCTTATCCTGTTTGGGTTCATCTCCGAATAGCTGGTGATTCGACTGTGATCTTTGCCGAGTTCCTACCGTCTTCACCCGCTGCTGTCTTTGCATTCAATGAGAACGATAATCGTTTGAGGAATATTTCAGTTGCCCACGAGCTGATGCCATTCCAAGACCAGCTTACTAATCTATTTAGTCAGTTGCTTGAGACTGCAAAGGCAGACTTATTTTCTGTTGGTGTTCTTAATACTGACATATTCCCTGACACTGAAGAAGGTATGAAAGTTAGGGATGACTTCAGAGATACCATGCAGGGAGAGAACTTCTATGCATCAACTCATGTATTGGAAACATCGTTCTCTAAGATGGCTAACCTTGGGATAGATACTAATCCAGATAATGTATTTAAAATTATTAGGAGTAGTTCCAATGGTAGTATTAACACTATATTTCAATCTATTAATCAGTTGCTAATGATGGCTGAAAGGTTAATGGCATTAAGTCCTCAAGAGCAGGGCCAGCCAGCACCGAGAGAAACATCTGCTACTGAGATAATGACGATTAATAATACAACTGAATCTGTATACACATTTATCTCTGAAGCAATTGATGAAGGTCGAGCTGCCATGAAGAGAGTTATCTATGAAAGTTTAATGGCTTGTGGAAGTAACACCATACACCTTCCCGTTAAGAACAGATACAATGCAGCTATTATAGAGAAGGCAGGGTTTGAAGTTGATCCTGAAGACCTAGAGTTTATGTCGCCTGATATAGAAAAAAGGCACACAGTAATAGGTAGTAAAAAGAATCTAGTGCATGACTACATATTCACTAGCCGTGACGGATCTGAAAGAAGCTCCAATGTTCAAGAAGCACAAGCACTTATTCAGTTATTCCAAATCATTAGCCAGACACCTGTGATACTTGAAGCACTTGGTAAAGATAAGTACTACGAATTACTCAATGAGATTGCCCGTAAATCAGGAGCAACAGATATCAAACTTGAAGTAGCACCTGGGGATGACAATAGCTTAGGAGGTTCAGGCCAAGAGATGGAGGGAGTTATGCAACAAGTTATCGGCGCGGTTCAGACTAACGCAGATCAAATTAACAAGATGAAAGATTTATTAGGAGGCACTCCACCACAAGGAAGGCCACCTGAAGCTGAAGCGGCAGCAGCGGCTGAGGCAGAAATAGCAGCAGAACAACAAAATATATGAGCGAAGACGCAGTAGTAGAACAAGTAGAGGAACAGAATCAAGAAGAGGTAGTCGAAGAAACAAAGGAAACTGTAGAGGAACCAGAGTCCTTTATGGATTCCTTGTTCCAAGACCTTGGACTAGCTCAAGATACTGTTGAAAAAACTGAAGAAGAAACTGAATCCAAAGAACCAAATCAAGATGAAGTACCACAAGAAATCGACCCAACAGAAGTCATATCAGAAGCCGAAGCCAGCGAGCCAGAACCAGAAGAAAAGCCAGCAGAAAAACCAAAGAAAAAGGTAAGCTATAAAGCACCAAAGGTTGACTATGAAGAGATACGTCGAACCGTTCGAGAGGAAGTATCCCGAAACCAACCACCTCAGTCACCTCAGTCAGAAGCGCAAGCACCAAAGCCAGTTGAGGAATCACCGCAGGACACGGAAGACTTGGTTCCTGAACAGCTCGAAGAATTGGAATTGGCTAGATTCGCTGAAAGAAAATATCCAGACAAGTATAAGAACCAATCAAAAAAACTATTAGAGTTCTATAAGAAATTAGATAAGTATGCACAGGACAGTGATGAAGATAGAACATTTGATGAAGATGATAGAGAGTTTATTGAGTTCATTAATAAGAACAAACCAAAGGTAGCAAATCAGAAACGCATTGAGCGTGAGATGATAGCAGACCTAGCTGCTCAACAGGTAGCAACTGAAAAGGAATCCGAGATAAGAGATCTTAAAGAGAAGATGAGGATTCTTGAAACTAAACCAACAGTTGAAAGGAAGTTTAGTAAATTCACAAAAGATCTTCAGGAATCAGGAGAGGTTGAAGATGAGTTTGCACAAAGTATATACAGTCAACAGTTAAACCAAGCCGAGAATATGGGTAAGGAATATCTGGATCTGTATTACGGGATGAAGACTTGGGATGGTAATGATCCTTCACAAAAATGGATTGTGGATTTTGTTACACACCAATCAAATGTATTCCATAATAAAGGCGGTAAATATTTAAGTAGAGATGGTAAAACTTTTTTAACTCCCGCTGACTATGCAACAAGAGGAAATCCAAACACTAACTGGACGTTCGGCCCTGATGATGTACTGCAAATGTTCAATAATTATTTCACGAATACTGCAAAAAAACAGGTGGAGACAGAGTATTCCCGCTTAGAAAAGATGGGCTTCACTAAAGGCAAGGCTAAGAATTCCGCAAAGAAAGGGAAAGCTAAAGAAGAAGTTACTCCTATCACTGCACCTAAAGCTAAGACAGCTAAGTCGCCGGGAGCCGCTGAATCTGGTGACACGGAAGAGGTTTCATTCGGGGAAGACTTAGTTAAAACACTAGGCATGGACTTCACACCAACTTCCACGAACTAAGGGAATTAAAAATAACCCCTGCAAAATTAAAAAAAATTCACCATTTTCCTTGAAATGTAAGGCTAGTTGAGGAAGCCAGTGTATTATCTTTCAAACCCTTAATAGGGAAGAGGATATAATATCATGGCTAATTCAACACTAGCGTCAGCGGTAGGCAACTGTACTCCTCGGCATATAACTGTCGATGATAGCACTGGCTGCTCACTGACAAGGGCGCACATAACCGCCTTCAAACGCAGCGACTTCGAGGCTCAAGCAGCTAAGGAAGTTGGAATGGACAGGATTATCGCACAGACCGCTGAGGCTCGCCTTGCTGGTATGCACGAGAAATCACTGTATGACTTGTTACTTTCAAAGCACGTTTCATTAGGTGAGAAATCTGGTGGAGGATCGCAGTCTGTGATTGCACCTTTCACTTTGGTTCCTCGCAGAAACACGCTGAACTTTAACTACTTCCAAGTTGAATCTAGTTCTTACGCTGGGATCACGGACGCTTCTAACGCTGTTCCAACAGGAACTTTTAGCGCATTAACTAAAACTGGTTTTGGCCCCGGTCGAACTGTTGATGGCTACGGATGGATTCCATCTTCGGCATTTGTTATTACTGTAAATGCTGGATCTGATGTTGCCCCAGGTGGTGGTTCAAATAACCTTGAGAAGACAAACTTCAACAAGAGCCAAGTTCAAGACATTCAAAAGTACTTCCACCCCGGTTCGTACATTAACGTGCTAACAAATGGCAAGAACCTTGACGGTGCTGCTACTGGTGCTAATGCCCACGTTGCTGCTAACTCATGTTCTCTTGGTGTTGCTGATGCAGTTTACCTACAGTATAAGGTTTACTTTGCAGAAAACGATAATGCTGATGGAACTGTTGCTAACCTAGTTGTTGCCCCTAGTGCTTATGCTTCAACTGCTTTAAGTGATGCTCTAGATCATAAGTGGGTTGGAAGTAATAGTGTTACTGAAGCTACTCCTGCTGAGAAAGCTAATGCTGGTTACACAATGAGTAAAGGTACTGGCATGATAATGGGTAACTCTGTTTCTGATTACGAGAAATGGTGTCACCAAGGGCCAGCCGTCAACGATCTAACATTGATCGAATACTGGCAGCAAACCCAACGCTGGACTCATCAGTACAACGATGAATACTTAAAGGCTCTGCAAGCACCGCTTACATCTGAGTACTTCAAGAAGTTCCGTCAGTTACCACTCGCTCAACAGCGCAAGCAACAAGAGCAGTATCAACAGAATGCCTTTATGAACTCAGTGTTCTACGGGCAAAAGATTAACGACAACCAGACTGTAGAAACCTACACAAGTCTACCAACCGTTGTTGATCCTAACAC